TCTCTTACAATAAATCAGGAAATAGAAAAATGTATCTTCGTGCCTTTAAAGCTAATGGCAGAACAGTTTACGAGGTATTATGAAATCATTAAAAAAACAAATTGGTGGAAATCATTACAAGAAATACAAGATTCAACCAATTGAGTTTATAGTTAAAAATAATATTGGATTTTGTGAAGCGAATATCATAAAGTATGTTTTACGATTTAAAGAGAAGGGTGGTGTTAATGACTTACTTAAAGCCCAGCACTACATAGAACTACTAATAGATTCAACTAAAAGTAGATAATATCATTTAAACCGATTTAAACGCATTTTAAGGCACTATGGCTTTTAAAATGAGAAACAGCTTTAAAACCTCTATATCATCAAAATTTAGGGGCAATTTAATGGTTTAAATCATATAAAAAGGAACATTAGGAGAACAATATGAACATAATCAAAATAGACTCAGATTTTGCACCAGAAACACATACTCTTGGAACAGAATCAGCACAATCAGGTGCAATTATAACTGGTTCAGGAATTGTAAGAATTGCAGTTAGAGGCACACACGCACATATTAAAATAGGTTACAATCCAACAGCAACCTCAGAAGATACACTTATGCCAGAAAATACAGTTGAGTATTTTCAAATACGCTCTGGTCAGCAAGTGGCATTTATTAAATCAGGAGATGGTACTGGTGAAATAAATTTTACTGCAATAGATTAAGATGATTCCAGCTATAACAGCTTTAGCGCCAATCATTAATAAAGTTTTTGGAGTAATAGACAAATCTATTACCGATAAAGACTTAGCTTTAAAATTAAAGAATGATTTGAATATGCAGCTTCTTCAATCTGGAACTGAAGAATTAAAAGCTACTGCAAGAATTGTAGAAGCTGAGGCTAAATCAAATTGGTTTGTAGCATCTTGGAGACCCTTATTAATGTATGTATTGATTGCTATATTAATTTGGAATTTTATTATCAGTCCAATAATCTTAGTATTGTTTAAAATAAATGCGCAAGTTTTATTACCGACTGATGTTTGGACATTATTACAAATAGGCTTGGGTGGTTATGTGGTTGGTCGCTCAGGAGAATCTATTGCAAGAACTTTAGCAAATAGACCATCTCAAAAAGATGAGTGAGTTAAGACTCATTACTTGTGCTGTACATTTTGTAAAGCATGGAGATATGATTGAAGATATGTCTTATGTAAGATTTTTAGACTCAACTAATAATGCTAATTTTAATACTTTCTTAGCTTCATTAAAGAATGTAAAGAAATTTAGAATTTTAGCTGTTGAATGGGAATCTGAGCCGATTGATTTTGAAGATTCTGATTACGACTGCTCAAATACTATACATTAATCTCAAAATATTCTACTCCATCATTTTGGAAAGTTTTTAACTTTGAATCCGGCAACATTCTTAATAGTTGCTCAACTGACATAAAACGAATTTTATCCTTAAGTGGAAAGCAAATAGTAAATTTAGTCCAATAGTTAGTATATAGCTCGTTTATAACAATATACTTTTTTAAATCTCTTAACTTAATCTTATTAGATTGTTTTAATGAAACGAAGAACTGTTCTTGTTTATTGGTTTCTGTCGCAGCTTTATATACGAAAAAATCTGCTGTAAGTTTTGCGATTGTTGGTATTTTGGAAAACAAAGGTATATTAGTTTCAATAACTGATTTATTAGGGTCAATAGAATTATAACCAAGACGACGAAAAAGATAGCCAACGGAATTGCAATAATCAATAAAGCGGCTTTGAGCATAATTAAAATTATTTTTATCATCTATCATTTAATAAGTTCTCTTTGAGTAGCCAACCAACTTCTATAACAATCTAAGAAAGTTATCATATTAGCATACTTGCTTTTTGCAAGAGTATATTTTTTTTCAGCAACCAATAATCCTTCTACTATTGTTTTGTATTCATTAGAACTATAAGCCCACTTTTCTGCTTCTGCAACTGAGCATTTATTTTCTAATTTTTTAGTAAGAGTTAATTGACTGAATGTAATTTTTTTAAACTCTTCACATCTTCTAAAATCATAAAGTGCTTCCACCATCAATTCAGAAAGAGTATCAAGTTCTTGTTTTATTTCTTCTGGGTTTCTTTGAGCAAAATTATCCATATCCTTCCTTTACATATTTATAGTTGCATTACTTATTTAGTAAGTAATTTTTCAAATTCAAAGATATACCTAGAGTTTAGAAGTTCTTTTAATCTTTTTGCTTTCTCTAACTTCATTTTATACTCTAGTTCAAGGTTAAGAAGTTTCTGGCTTCTGTCCCTGATTCTTTGAACTACTTGCTGTTGATTTATCATCAAATAGTTTAATATTATTTCTAATAAACTTTTTGTTTAGTAAGTCCACAGAAATAATCTTTCCTTCACTTTCATTTTTGAGAGCATCTTCTTGTTTGTCAAAAAGTTCTTTAACTTTAATTGTACACTCAAGAATTTTCTCCCTCACAAACATTTAAAATATATACCATTTATATATGTGAAATCAAGGGATAGTGGCAAAATAAAAGGGGATAATGATTTAAAATTTTGCCACTAAAAATAACTAACAACTAAGAGTTATGAAAGTTCACTTGGTAAAGATATTTTAAATCCTTAATAAGCGAATCCATAGATTCTTTTGTAACATTTATTGAGCCTGATTCCAAGCAACTTTTTGCCAGAGCCATCACAAACATATATTCATCTTTGTTAAATGGCTTCTTGGTTTCAACTGTCAAATCAGCATCAAATTCTTTAGCTGATTCTTGAAGTTGCGCTTCTAGTTCATCAGGATTAAAGCTAGTATCTTCTTTATTCTCTGAAGGCAGTTCTTGCATCATTGGACTTTTATCCGGCTTTGATTGCACAAATAAACTTCCATTTTTTTTACTTGCTTGGACTGCAACGCTCAGCTTTTTACCCTTCTCTAAAAAAACTGGCTTGATTGCTGACCAAAGAACAATCTTTTGGTCATTGATTCCAAAAGTATAATTTGGATATTTATTTGGACTACCATCTTTCATCAAGCGGTTGTCATAGACATACTTAACTACGCCACTAATGTTTGGCATTTTACTTCTCCTTTTTATTTAGCCAGCTATATATTTTTAGGCAGGATATAGCGGCTTCTTCCTGCATTTCTCCTATTAGAAATTCCTTAATATTTAATTTACCAGTCTTAGTACAATTAACTATGATTCCTTTTTTAACATCAATTCCAAGTTCTTCTTTAATTGCAATCTTATAAAGATAGATTTGAATAAGCATAGAATCTCTTATTCCTGATGATGATTTCCAATCATAGATAATATGCTCTCCTGATTTGTTTTTAAACAAAGCATCAAGCGTTCCAGTAAATTTATGAATCCTGCTTAATACTTTTCTTTCAGTAAAAAGAATCTCTAAGCCTTCTTGCTTGTCGTACCATTCTTTAAATTTGCCAAAAGATTTTTTAATTTCAAGATTGTGAATTTCAGGCTCTATACCTTTATGAATATAATCTTCTATAAGATTATGAACTTGTGAGCCAACTAATCCAGCATCTCCCATTGTTTGATTTGGTGCTTTTTTAATTTGCTCTGCAATCTTAGCTAATTCAATTTCATCATAGCTAACTCCTGCTCTAATTAATTTTGTAAATTCCTCAGAACAAATCTTGCTTGACCAAGCACCTATAACGCTTGCCGGAGTTAATAATTTGCAAATTGTTGTTGCGCTAGGTAATTTTTCATCATTCCAAAAATACTGATGCAAAACTGAATCAAAAAAAAGCGTTTCTTGTCCATTGTATAGTTTTATTTCTTCCATTTTTTATCCTCTTTTAAGTTTTACTTATAATATAAACTAATCCTACAAATAGAATAATTATAAATATTATTTTAAGCATATATGTCGTACTTAATTACTTTCTTGTAATCTGATTTGGTTAAGTCTTCAAACATTGAATCAACAGAAATATCAAATACTTTTGCGATTCTATATAGCTGACTGGCACTCATCTGATTCGTTCCCAATTCAAATTTAGAAATTTGCTGCTCGCAACCGCTTCCAATAAATTCTGCAAGATGTCTTTGGGACATAAATTTTATCTTACCAGTCATTGGTTCTTCAACTTGAGTATTGTGGCGCAAATATCTTAAATTGCTAGCCAGCTTATTTATTATATCTTGTTTTGTGTCCATATTGCCTTCCATCTGTTGTGTTGAGTTTGCCAATATTCACAATTTATATCTGGGTTATGATAATGGAATGACTCATAGAATTTATCTAAAGTTATTGTCTTATCTTCAACCGAGCATAAATCATAGTAGTATGGCGCTTCATTAGAAACTATCCATCTGTTAGTTTTTGATTCTAATAAAAGTCTATTTATTTCTTGTTGAACTGTTTTAATTGATGACATTATGACCCCTTCCAGCTAAACATTTTTTAGTATAATTTTCTCTAGTTCTTTTTTCTTCAGGCGGTAGCCAAAAGAATAATCCTCTAAAGACATTATTATAACCCCAAACAATAGTATCAGTCAAAGCGCCAATTTCCTGATTTGCAAGAGTTGAACAATGCTGAATATCGTCTGTTATTTCTGCTGCTCTATCACTTGGATAGCTGCCACTCCTTCCTTTTGTATCTATAACTGGCTTATAAGCGCAGTTAGTTAATAATCCGCTTAGTAAAGCGAATAACATTACCTTTTTCATTTTTATCTCCTTTTTTTAAATATTCCATAACTTTAACATTTCTATAATCTAAAAATCTTATTCTTGGAAACTTACTCCAAGTTAAGAGTATATAATCTGCAAGTGTATGGAATCTTTTGTTTTTAATTAAGTCGTCAATGACTTTTAAAGCAATAATTAAATCAGTCTTTTTTTTTCTCATTTGCCTTCTCCATTTGTTGTTTTTCTCTTTTAAGTTCTGCTTCTTTAAGTGCTTGCTTTAGTTTTTCTGCAAATACACTTTCTCCTAATTTTGTACTAAGAGATTTTTCTTTATTTGATAAGTTCATTTTTCTTACTATTTATAATTTTTTTTAATTCATTGTAAATAGCCATGTCATAGCTAGATATTTTTGAGCCTGAAAATTCTTGGATAAGAATAAATTTTTTCATAATTGAAAGTGAACCTTTTAGTATATCAATATGTACTAGCTTTTTCATAGTTAATTAATTATCCAATTAAGTAAAATTATGCTTGACGAACCCAAAATAAACACAATCACAAAAGCTATTCCTTCTTTAGTTTCTTTATTCATTTAATACTCCATACAATATAAGTTAATATTATTGCCAGCAAAAACCACCAACCCATCTCAGATATAAGTTCAATCATTTTTTAAACCCTTGTTTTGTTAGCATTACATTTAATTTCTCAATTAAATTAGTTATTCGCTTTTTAGTGTTTATGCCTTTTACTTCATTATCCAATAAGATTTTTGTCAGGCAGCCAACTAAGAGCCGCATTTCATTAAAACTCATTGAGCAAATCACGCCTATTTCTCTATTTGCCATAGCGTTTTAAATATTCGTTTTTTCTTTATTGGACACCAATATCCATAAAAGCCTGCTATTGTTTTTCTTTTTTTCATTCTATCTCCTTTTTTTGTTTATCCTCTTTGTAATCATATTCAAGATTAGTAACATTGAAAAAAGATAATTTAATAAACTGCTTAAATTTCTTTATCATGTCTTCTATATCCTCTTGGTTACAATGAGAATTCCATTTAATATTGCATTTATAGTTCTTCATTAAATCTCCATTGGTTTAAATATTCGCTCATGTGAATCAAAACACATTTGCTAGCCTTATTATCTCCTAGCATAAATTCTTTATAATTTCCTCTTTTGACAATAGCTTTTAATCTTTCAACTTCAATAACTGTTATGCCAACTAATTTGTCTTCATCATAAAAACTATGTACCCAGTATTTAGCCTGAGTCGCATTTAAGCCAGATTTTTTTCCATAAGATTCTAATTCAATGCACACATTTCCAGTCTTCTTCCAATAATCTCTTTCTGATTTGCATTCAAATTTGTCTTTTGACATTCCAAGAAAAGCAGCGACAGATTTTTCGTTCTCTATTCCTTTGGCTAAATCAAAATCAAATTTTGAATCATTATTAAACATTAGAATCCTTTTTTTATTAATTTATTAATTATTTTAATTGCTTGAGATTTTGTTTCTGCAATCCAAAATCTTCCTTTTTCTAATTTTTTATAATCATGTGTATTTGCAAAAGTCATTAATTCATCTTTTGTAAATTCAGCAACAGTTCTGTCTTTTAAATCAATTACAAACATTGTCATCTCCTTTTGTATGTTTAATTAAAGCTGGCAATTTTTCATTTTTAGCCAACCCTTTAGTTCTAATTATTTTCCAACCATTAGCTAAAGCGTGGAAAATTCTAGCAACAGTTTTTTTTCTTAGTCTAGGGTAATAAGTTTTTAAATATTCGTAGTCGCTCATATTTTCTTTTTTTGTTAAGTTAAAAATTTAAATCGTATTTTGGTATAACAATATCTTGTATTTTATTTTTCATTATCCATTCAGCAATTTTATTTTTAACTTCTTTTTTTGTTTTGCCATGTATAGCCACAAGCAAATCATAACCTTTAAATAAAGATATATAATGAGTTGGTTTGTTTATTAAATCTCCCTCATCTGTCGTATATCTTATTCTTATTTTGCCATTAGCTGTATCAGCAAAGTGCATTAATTGTATATGTCTCATATTATCTCCTTTTCGTTATATGTAAAAAATATAATCTAACTATATAATTAGTTCAAGCCTATAAATTGAGAAAAATACAAAATTATGCAAAATAAAGTCTTTTAATTTCAATAAGTTAAACTGTTGCTATTATGTTCCACTTTTGATACTAGGAATTGTGGTGCTATGCCTTCCTAGCACCACGCTAAATAATAGGAGATTTAATGCCATTAATTAAAGGTTATTCTTCAGCAAGTATTGCAAAAAATATTAAAAGAGAAATGAAATCAAAGCCAAGAAAGCAGGCTATTGCTATTGCTCTTTCTGTGGCTAGAGCCGCAAAGAAAAAAGCTAAGAAAAAATGATTCTAAAAAGGAAGGCTATTAAGTCCCTAACGCATTTAAAATGGGTATCTCAAAATTATCATTGTGTTATTTGCAAAAACCCAGAAGTTCAAGTTTGTCATATTAGAAATCTTCCATTTGGTAATGTAGGCTTAGCAGTTAAGAATGATGCCTTTGTAACTCCTATGTGCCAGAATCATCATTTGCAACAACACAGAATGAATGAAAGAAAGTTCTGGCAATCTTATAAAATTAACCCTATATATATTTCCTATAAATTGGCTTGTAAAAGTCCATGCAAAAAGATACAAAAGTTAATAACAGAAGGATACTATGACGAATACATATCAAGATATTTTGGAGATAACAAAGAAAGTTCTTTGCAATCCGAAACTATATAACAAAGTTAATTTCTATAAAGTTCCATTTAATAAAATAGGCGTAACTGTAATTAGAAATATAACAAAAGATTCTTATGCTAAAATAG